TCGAACTCGTATTTTATTTTCCATTTAGATCCTAAAATATTAACCTTCATCCTTACACCTCTATGCAATCAAGCGCTTCATATCGCGCTCGAATGTGTATTCCATGGCATCTAAAGTATCTATGTCACTGGAGCCGTCATCCAGTCTTTTGTCTGACTGCTTGCTCTCATCCCATACTGCGTGTTCCAGGGCTTCTTTAACTGGCATAGCTAATTCGGTATACCAAAATCTGTTACGTCCGTGCAGACGTGTGGCGCAGCGTATACGGTCATTGACCTCAGCCTTACGCGCATCTCTAACTGAAATGTATCCGAGTTGTGCCTTTTCCAGGGCTTTCATAACACCCCGGATAAGGACTTTTTCTGCTGAGTCGCAATAGACATAATCGACATGACCAAAGGTTTCTATGACACGATTGACAAAATCAACTACCTGCTTTTCAAGTGTCAAAGGATCCTCTGGTTCTTTTCGCTCCGCCATGAGGGCTGTATATTCTGAGTAATTGACCGGGATGCCTCCAGCTACGAAAGCATGCTTTGATTTATTGCCACCGAAATCGATACCCACGTTAATGTATCTGTAACGCCTTTTAACAGCATCTTCGACACTGATAAGGTATTGATCAGGCTTACCAGCAAACTGCTTGTATATAGCACCCTCAGCTCTTGTCCATTGCCCCAGGATAAATCTGTTGTAGTAGACCGTTCCTGCATACTCTTTACACAAGTTCTTTACAAACTCTGGATCCAGGAAGGGGTTATCAAAGATTGTGTAATGCTGATGATAAATATCAGCGCCTGAGTCAAGGAACTTTTTAAACCAGTGCCCTGGCTCTGCAGGGTTACACGTTCCATCGAAGCAGCTGTTCCAGGTAGAGAGACGAGATTTAAGCATTGTGAAGACGTCTTCTGCCCAGGTGGTGATCTCATCACCGTAGCAGTACTCAATGGCGGCACCCTGTATTCTGGCTACCTGGTTCTTTTTGTCAGCACCCAGGGCGTATACTTTCTTTCCAAAGAGTCTGACAGTGTTATTAGATCCTATCGTTCCTACGAGTCCAGGACCGTAGATCTCTCTCATGGGATCCAGGATGTTTCTTTCCAGGGTTCCTTTGGTGTTTCCAAGTAAAACAATAAGACCCAAGCCTTTTGTGGCTCGGATCTTCTTCGCTATTCTGAAATAATCTAAATAAGTCTTTCCTGATCTTGTCGCACCGGATTTGATGTTCCAGCGCTGATTGGCGTTTATCCAGAAGTCTTTCTGCTTATCGCTTAGCTTCATCAGTCATCGCCTCCAGCATCTTATCAAGCTTAGACAGCTCTTCTTCATTGCCCCGCTTGTTATCGATGTCTACCTTCAGCAGCTCTATACGTAGACGCTGCTCTTCTGTGGCCATAGGTAATCTGTTGAGCATGTCCTCATACCTATTGATTGACGAGGTCAATGCGGATAAGGCTGTGGACTGTGCTTTCATGAAGTTCGCATGTTTATCCCATGCCTGCTGCACTTCCCACTTCTCACCCCACACATTGCCGTTCTTCTCTTCTATTCGCGTAGTGGTGGAGTCCTGCTGGTCTTTAACATACATAAGGCTCTGCGCTCTTATAAACGCCGTGTACTGCATCTTGATCGTGTGCCATAGAAGATCCAAAGGACTGGCGTTTTCTATAGAGTTAAAGATCTCCAGGGTTTCACCTGGGAGATACTTTGAGAGAAAGCCATACTTCTCAGCTTTTTTGTTTCCGACGGGCCCGCCCTTTCCGTTTTTGTTACCCATAGGCGCGCCTCGTTTCGTTGCAACGCTTTTCTTTTCCGTTGCAACGGTCGAATCCCACTTCTGTCGATTCTTCCAACTGCGTATTGTTCCTTCGGGGATATCAAGTAACTTCGATATCTCGATGAGTTTATGTCCTTCCAGGTATAGGCTCTTGGCCTTTTCAACTTTTTCATCAGGCTGCTTGGCCAAAGCTTTCACCTCGCTATTGTCGGTTTTATATTTTGTATCAACTGTCAGCACTTTTATCCTCACATGGATCTATGACAACAAACTGAATATCCTCGCCGTCAAAGTACCAGGGGCCGATAAATATATCTATCCTGAGATCAATCTTGTCTGATGGATCCATTGGGTCCTCTCTTGTACTTTGCATGTTTCATGCACTCCTCAAGATCATCAAAAGCACCGATGACAATTATATCTCTGTGCTTTCCAAACATGGGGCACGTAAGATAGTTTTTGTTCCTGTTTACAAACTCTTGATGTATCGCAAATTCCGTCCCGCAGGCTCTGCACTTATAAACTATATAATTTCTCATCGGTTCTTCACCCCTTTGTTCGGGTTAAAATAATAATCTTTGTCTTTATGATTCTCGAGTCTCTGTATGTACCTCTTGTCCGTTGTAAGCCGTCTACAGCTCTCCCGGAAATAAGCCTGCTTAGGTATCACTTTCTTCTCCACCCACCGTATCACGCTCTCACAGTCCGCAAGGGTGCGCATGTGGATGTGATTGCCGTATTCGCCTTTGGTGTTTCTTACTGTGAAACCTTTAAATCCTGGCACCGTGAATATTGTATAGTGCTTGATTCTTTTGATTGTGGCCATAAAATCACGCCTTTTAAGCATAATAAAAGAGACATCTGCCGCAAGTGGGAAGACGTCTCTCCGAAAGGAGGTAAAATGATTCTCTTGTCTAGTAAGCCTAAGCAATCAGCGGAGGTACACTCTTGCTTATATTTATCATATCACGTCTTTGTCGGAACAATCGGACATTTGAAAATAATTATCAAGATATCTGTTGTGCCTCTTGCGGGGTGTCGATTCTCCTCCCATTTTCATGTCTATGGCGATCTGGTGGAATTGTTTTTTATCCAGGTACCTCATCCGGAAGATTGTTCTTGTGCAGCTGTCTGGTATGCTTTCTATGAATTCCTCTATTCCTAGTCTCAGTGTGGAAGCCCTGTCTACTGCCTCCGAAAGTTTTTTGATATACTTCTGGACTTTCTTGTCATACTCCGCCCAGTCTATCCCATGAATGGTTATGGTCCGGTTTAACGGGTTATTTTCTGTGGATCCATAGACGGTATCAGCTACTAAAAAAGCTTTGTGGTCCTTCTCTACCTGCTTTGCCTTATTCTTCAGATATTCGATTTCTTTCAGCAGGGAAGGGTACTGCTCTAATTCCTGTCTGGTCATAAGTGACCCCCTTTACTTGACGCCTACTTTTCTCTGCAGGGCCAGTCTGTCTTCATCCGAAAAGTATTTTCCGTCGGCGGGCTTATCATAGATTTTAGCGGGGATCACCTGGACACTCTTATCAATTTTCTTTTCAGGTTCCTTCTTTTCCGCTTCGATTTCTGCCTCAGCCGCTTTTTTAACTCTGGTGTAGTAATAGTTGTTTGCTGTGCTTTGGGTCATCCCAAGCTCATGCACCATCTTAAGTTGGATTACCCTGCCCGGTGTATGCTCTCTGTACATTTTGATGTATGGGGTGAAGTCTTTCGTCTCAATCGGTACTTTTTCAGGCTCTTTTTGTACTTCTTCCACCTTTTCCGGTACCACCTCTGCTACTGGGGGTTCAATGTAATCCGGACATTCCTCAGCCTGGTCTACAGGCTTCTGGAACACGACGTTCTCTCCATACTTGGCAATAGCGCTTTCAACATCAGAGATAAAGTCTATTGGTTTTATCGACTCCACTCTAGGGTATATAGTCGCAAGTGGGAGATTCAGTGCAGTCTCTCTAAACTCTTTGTATTCCTCTTCCGTCATCATCCAGTCGGTGCCGTACATCGTCACTTTGTACATCAATTCTACTTTTATCATTTCTTTTTCTCCTCGTTTTCTTTTCTTTCGGAATCGTTTGAAAGATGCATTAATATCCAATACCATGCTTCTTTAGCTTCTTTGGGATTAGCTTCAAAAAAGAACTGCTTCAACATGTTCCTGAATAGCCATCCTATGTGTTTCCAGTCATTCTTGTCGTATTTCCATATTCTTTTAATCATTATTTCTCCTCCTCAATCTTCTTTATCAGATCCGCGTATTCTTGAAGTCTTTCGCCCCATACACAATATATCGTCACGATGATCGCTTCATGGTTTGCCCCGGTATCATCAGACCTCACATAAAATTCAGTGGCCAGTGACCGCCTTTTCTTTTCGATTTTCAGAAACTTCTTCATGAACTTCAGATACTGATCAGTATCTTTGAATTTCAGTTCCAATTCCCATCCTACTGGGTTCATCCTGACACCTCGATGTATAATCTGCCTAATGGCGTCCGGTTCCAACGATATTCAATCTTCTTCACGGGTTTTACAGTGATCATGTATCTGTATTTTCTTGGTATTTTACGTTTCATCTTCTACCTCCCGGGATACTGCTTCTTTCCTTTCCATGAAGCCCGCATCCTTTTTTTAAATTCTTCTTTCTCTGCTTTTTCAAATCTTCTATACTCATCTAAGTTTCTTTCTATGCTTCCGGTTTCTTCAGTCAACTCTTTAACACGTTCTTCATAACTTTTCATCGTTTTGCTCCTTTCATCGCCTTTACGGCTATGTCCAGGTATTCGGCATACCACTGCGGGGTCTTCATAAGCTCCTGTTCGAATGGCCGTCTTTCCTCAGGAGTGGTTATGGCCACAATCAGCTTTAAGACTTTTCTGTTTTCCAGGACTCTCATCTTTTTGCCTTTTTTATCCACCTCAAAGCGGTAAAAAGGGTCTATGGTCATTTCACATGATGGCTCGTCCTGGAATATTTTCTTTCTCGGTCTGCCTTTATCGTCATAGGTGTACTCGTAAGTAAATTCCATTGTTATTCCTCCTTTGCTTTCTCAATTCTTGCTTTAAGGCTTTCCAGTAGGGTCTCCTGCGCCCGGTCTTTATCATCAAGCGCCCGGATGACGTCTTCATCTCGTCCACCTTCTACGGCCAGTATGTGTACGAATACTTTCTGTTTCTGTCCTTGCCTGTGCAGTCTCTTGTTCGCCTGCAGATAAAGCTCCAGGGACCAGTTAAGCCCGAACCATACAATATGATTTCCTCCGTCCTGAAGGTTAAGCCCGTAAGCTGCAGAGGCGGGGTGGGTAAGCAGAATGTCAATCTCTCTATTGTTCCAGCTGTTTTCTTCTTCCTTGGTGTTTAGTTCCTTGACGATCAGCGGGGAACCGTCTGCTTTTTTGATTTTAGCCAGGACTTTCTTTATCCTGGGAATGTCATGCCTGAAGTTGTAAAACACCAGGGCCGGGGACCCGTTAAGCTGCTCTATGGTCTCCTGGAAGGCTTCCAGTTTGCAGTTGTGGATCTCATGTACTTCTCTGTCTTCGCCGTATATGGCTCCGTTGCATAGTTGAAGCAGCTTATTGGATAAGGCTGCAGCGCTGGCCACGTTGATGATCGTCTCCGGATCCACTTCGATCAGCATCTTCTTCTCCAGTTCCTTGTAGGCTTTCTCCGCTTTAGGGTCCAGGACTACAGGTACAACGTTGTAGGTGATATCCGGTAGGGTGATGTAGTCTTCCGCTTTCATGCTTACGCAGATGTCTGATATCTTTCCCTGGATGACTTCCTCGGCTCCAGCTTTAGCCCGATAGCTGAATACTGTATTTCTATCCCTCTGATCCGGTTCAAAGTATTTCTCTCTGAAGTGGGTGATTTTCTTCTCCAGGCGTTCTCCCTGGTCTAAAAGGTATATCTGGCTCCATAGATCCGTCAGTCCGTTCGGTGCAGGGGTTCCGGTCAGTCCTACAATCCTCTTGATATGATTCCGGATCATGGCCAGTGCTCTGAATCGCTTGGCTGCATGACTCTTGAAACTCGACATCTCGTCGATGACCACCATGTCAAAGGGCCAGTCGTTTCTGTAGTAGTCTACAATCCATTGCACGTTCTCCCTGTTGATGATGTAGATGTCCGATGGCTGATTGAGTGCTTTGATTCTTTTGGCCTGCGTCCCCAGTACGTTTGATATCCTCAGAAAGCTCAGGTGATCCCATTTATCGATCTCTCTGTTCCAGGTAGCTTCTGCAACTTTCTTTGGGGCAATGATCAGGACCTTGTTTACCTGGAAGCGATTGTACTTGAGATCTGCTATGGCTGTCAGGGTGATGATTGTCTTTCCAAGGCCCATGTCCAAAAATAAGCCTAATTTGTCTTCTGCTATGGTTCTCTGTATGCAGTACGCCTGATAAGGGTGCGGCTTGAATTTCATCTGGCAGCATCTCCCATCTCTTTTCTGCAGTCGTCGATGCATTTGTCTGCCTCTTCCATGCTGCTTATGACCCCAACCTCACATCCTAGCTTTGCCAGGGTAGTGATCTGCACATCCTGGAGAGGTGTCGTTTTGCCTCCTGGTTTCTTAAGTTCTGCAAATATGATTTTTCCACCGGGAAGCACCAGGATCCTATCCGGTACTCCCGCATTTCCGGGAGAGACAAATTTAAATGCCTTACCTCCCAGTTGCTTAACTTTTTTAACCAGGTACGCTTCTATCTGTTTTTCTGTAATCTGCTTTTTCATGACTTACCTCGCTTTGATTTTTGGATTTTATAAATGTTCACTAAATTCTCTTTTTACGCGTAAGAGTTATCGCGTACAAGCGTCCTATGTGGCGTAAATGTGTATATATCCTATAATTTACTTATTTTATATATCTCAATAGGATAATTAATAATTATAGTGAACAATGTAGGTTAAGTAAGTGGCTCCAATGCTTTGGGTGTTCACCAAAATGTTCACCACACCATATTTTTTAGTGAACATGGTGAACATTTCCGTTTTTGCCCGTTTCTTGGTGGTGAACATTTTTAAAAGATAGTGAACACCTTGGTGAACAATTTTGTTAAGCATTGGGGTTCAAGGGTTTAAAAGCTTTTTGCCTACCATATCCGGCTCCGAACCTCATTGTGTCCGCCCTTGTCCACCCTTGTATGCCTTCCAGTATTCCATTGATTCTGTGGGCCTCATGTTTGGGTAAATTCTTGTATTCATTGAGGCATTCCTTCCATATTTCCACTGCACAAACCCTATCCCGAGGTACCAGTTTCATTCCTTGTGTTTCAGGATTCATCCAGAATAAACGCCTTCTTTCAGTGTTCCATCCCTTCTGCCAGTCCTCCGGTACTCCCTTCTCTAAAAACTCTTCAATCTGACCCTGAAGTGGGTCTCTTTCCATATGGCTGCTTCGCATGATTTCCGCTTCAGCTTCCATCTTGTCATCCAGGTACA